ATTTTTACTAACTCATTTTCTTGTTTTCAAGAGCTTCAATTCTTTTCTCAAAATCGGCGTTCTTTACTCCTTGTTGTATCAGATTTTCCACCCGCTTAAAATCTTCCCATTTAAAGGTTTTATCGGGTGTAGAGCTTCCAAATCCTGCGTATCTTTTGTAAATAATTGGCTTTGTTGCCCCATCTTCAAATACTCTGCTTTCGGTTTCTTCCTTGATAATAACATTAGTTGAGATACTTCCGCCTCTGAACTCTAGAAGTTCGCCGTTAATGTATACCGCACCATCGCTCACTGTGTCTCCTGTAATGATACAGCCCGAAATGATAACCAATTCTCCCGCAAGGCTTCCCAAGTGGTTAAATAGCGAGTAAGCCGTCTGTACCGCATCCAATATGTTGGTAGACATCGGAAAACCGCCTGTCTGATTGAAATTTAATTTATTCATAATAACTCTTTTAGAAGCCCACATAATCAAGGGCTATAATGTCTGTTTTCATTTTAATAAGTTTCTATTTTGTATCTTTTTGAAGCCAGTTTGTAAAAGTCAATGATGTAGCGCATTTCGTAATCATTATACTGCAGTCCCGCAGGTACTAGTACAATAAAATCTACTCCCGTATCGCCATAGTCCGCATCATCCCGAAGGTACATTACCCCTAAATACTTAGGCTTTTTCTCGCCGTCTGTGTAAATGTACTGCCTCTTGTATCGGTTTCCCTCTGCTATTTTTATCCGCCTTAATGAAATATCAAACTTATCGTTGAGTGCCGCGCGGAGGTAGCACACCTGCCCATTATGAGCAAGGTTGTAGAGGTTGGCATTCCTATTCACATTGAAATCATCAGCAACTTTGATAAGTGGATAATGAAGCGCCCGAAGCCATGCCGAGAGCTTTTCCCTGCGGAGGAAAGTCGGAGTAAGTAAGCTCGTGAGCTTTGGAATATCTAAATTAAACCACATACTCAATGTTGTTAAAGTTTTCTATTTTGAAATAACCACTTACAGGGATTTTCTTTACTTCTATGGTCTCGTAACCTCCGTAATCATTCACTCCTGCATCTATCCATTTACTTTCAGCGAGGATAATGTGCGGAATCCTCACGCCCTCTACCTGCTGGAGAGCATCCACCAAGTGCGCGAGGACTAATTCTCCATCAAATGGTAAATTCTTCAAATATTCTTTAATGGCATCTTCTACCGGCTTTTTCCCTGTTACGATACTTTGTCCGTTTTCATCCAAAACCAATGGGTCTCGGTAGATTTTCATTTGTAATTTGAGAACATCAGGCAGATAATTGATAACCGTAATTCTTACCCCTGCATCCTTGATTTCGTTCATGTAAGCATCAAAAGAAGCTTTTTGTCCAACACTTATCGGCTGAAGCTCTCCACCTTGTTCAGTGGCAATCTTGACAATGAGACGGCTTTCGGTATCCGCTTCGGTTACTGCAGAAAATTTGACAATCTTAGAAGCCGAAATTTGGTCTTCAGTAAATCCTTGATTATTGAATTTATCCGTATCTGGAATTAAATCAAAACCATACTGAAAGGCTAACGCCTTGTTGCGGTACCAGCGTGCCGTGTGTGGCTTTAGTTGTGTTAAGGCATCTAAAACCTCCGCTTTATGCTGGTCAAAAATCAACTCTAAGGTATAAATCACAAATGCTGTGATGTACGCCCAAAGCCTCCATATTGCCACCTTGCTGGTGGAGGTCAGCCCTGCAAGAGCAGGTTCAGCCTCTTTGGCTTTAATTATCTCGTTGTTGATTTGTTCTATTGTTCGCGCCATTTTCTAACTTACTTTAAAATCTACACTAATTGCCCAATATCCGATGCCCTCTAATCTTTCCGCCTCTGGAAGCATTATTACTGCTGTGGCAGGCTGAAGCCTTTTTGCGGTATAATAATTCAGCACATCGCTGTCTTTACTCCCACTGTCTGGAATCTTAATTTCTGCTCCTGCAGGTAAATCATCGGTCAGACTCAGTCCATTAGCAACAGCAATCGCAAAGGTGTTTTCTACTGCTCCCGTGTGCTGAACCGCCAAATCTAAAAGACTTTGATTGTGTAATATGATGACCGCCATCATTGTATCTTTATTATTGTTACATTTCCATTAGGACAAGTAGCAGTTATGGTTACTTCTTTTATTTCTTCTATCACAGCAGAAGCTATTTTCTGGCTTACTTTGTCCAAATAATCGTTTTCGTTCTCATTCTCCATTTCTTCTGTCCAAGCCTTTTTTATTTTTTCTTTTAATCTTGTGATATTTAATGCCATTTTAATTTTCTTTTAAAAGCTCTTTAAACCTGTTTTCTATTTCCTTAAATTTCGGCTGGTTGATAAGCCGTGTTGTAGGCCCTCCCGAAACTGTTAAAAATTTCATATTCTGGATTTCCTGTAATAGGTCAGTCATCAGCTTTGCCAATGTTTCGTTTTCTTTTTTAAGTAAAAAGCCTTTTTTGTCTACTTTCAGCTGTGTTTCTTCTATTTTTAAATCAATACTTTCTATTTCGCTGAAAAATTCAATATAAAGACGATGAATATCCTCATTGATTGGAGAAACCAATACCCAGCTGTCTACTTTTGGAAACAAATAAAATCTCTTACCTTCATCCTCCACGCTTGCTGATAGTCTGACATCGGTGTAGTCTAATGCTCCATCATTAACCACACAAGTTCCATTTGCTTTATCCACGGAAACCACTACAGCAGGAAAGGTGTCTACCCCTCGTCGTCTCATTAGGTTTAATCCGTCTTGTAGTTCTTTGCTCATTGTAATTTATTGCTAATTGTTACATCTCTTCTTGCTCCAGAACTTCCGTAAGTGGTTACTACTTTTTTTATAAAGTACTTGCCTTCTCTTGCTGGATGTTCACTGTCTTGAATGACTGCTGCCATACCATGCTCTGCATAAGGAATTAGAAATGATTTTACAGAGCCTTCAAAGCCGTCATATTTGAGTTTTTTAAGCTCCGCTTGTGCCATTTCTTCAAGTTTCTTTTCATCCGAGATGATACTTGTATGAAAAGTCCTGAGTTCTCCGTCTTTATCGCCGACCTCTATGCTTTTTTTTCTGTTTTTATTGTCTATGTAAGTGTATTTTATCTTTAATTTCTTTTGGTCGGCAGATTTATACTCTAAATTGTTTTCAACCAAATTATAGTTAAGGTCGTATATTACCTGCTTTCCTATGTTGTTCATCTGTTCCAGCCCTGCATATAATTTTCCTTCATTGTCTAAATAAATACTCAATGCAAAATCATCTTTCAGCTTTTGAAGCACCTGCGCCCCGTTAGCCATTCTGATGACGAGCTTATCTATTTTCATGCTGGGGATTTTATCCGAAAGCTCTACATCTGTCCCCTCAACCACTTTTTTTAGCACCTCTTTGAGTGTAGTGCCATTATTATAGGCGTGGGTGATATTTTTTCTCCTAAGAACCCACATAGCATCTTCACATTTGATTTCTAAGGGGATTTTAGAGCCTATCGCTGTTACATAGCCGACAAATTCCACTCCTTCGTACCTTTCTTCATAACCAAGTTTTATTTCTACTTTATCGCCGACTTTAATTGCATTCTCCACCTGTTTTTCCTCTCCATTATGTCTTATCTTGAATTTGGACGGCATGGTTATTACCGCAGTGTCTGAGAGTTCTTCCGTACTCTTGGTAATCTCCACTTCACTTACTGAATGGAATATAAAATCACCTATTTTTATCTCTGATTTTAAAATAAACATCTTACAAAGTTTTTAAAGCCCTTGCTTTATCGGTTAAATCTGCATAAAAATCGCTGTCTGAAACGGCAGTAATGGTGTATTTCTGTAAGCCCTGTTCTCCTGCCATTTCTTCCCACTGAATATCTTGGAGCACGATACGCCGAATTTCAAACAATTCTAAGAATGGATTTCCGACAACCTCCAGACTATCATTGATTTCAAACATCCTGTGGAGTTCCTGTACCTGCTCTGAAGGGTATTCATCTCTTCTTTCTGGGTCTTCATTGATGCAGACTCCTTTTATTGTAAGGGCATAGTCTTCGGTACAGATGTACTCTTTTACTGTCCCGCGCCTTTCTTTGCCTACTGTTGCGGTTTCAACTATGGTTTTGGCTAAACTCATAGAGATAAGCGGCTCATTTGGAAAAACAAATTGTTCTCTTTTGTATGCGACTTTTAGCGTTTGAAAATAAGCTCCTCCAAGCATCAGTTCTCTTGCTATTCCCCTCAGTGAAGGAAGAACAAATTTTGTTTTGTTTTTCCCCCACCAGATTGGAAATGCTGGACCTACATAATTAAAATGCGCCATGGCGACAAGTTCCTTAATGTCTAATTCCATTGTTCATTATGTTTGAAGTTGATTCACACTATTAATAGCTCTTAGCAATTCTTCTCTCACTCTTTCTCCAAAAGAAGACAGCCCTTCCTCTTTTGAGGAAACATAAATTTTGGTATCAGTCCCTACTTTATCAATATTGATGGTAATGTTGGTCTGTTTTGAACCTCCGGAGATGATTCCATCCGATGCTTCTTTTTTCTTTCTTCCCTTTTTCTTTTCTTTTTTCTTGTCATCTTTCCCAAGCCCTCCTCCTGCTGAATATTCAGGCATTATGGTGTTTTTTAAATTATTTACCGTACTGGAAAGACTTGATTTTTCGTTCCATTTTAACTCATCAAGAGGATTTTTGATACCTTTCTTAAATGCACCTGCTTTTTCATCAAAATTCTTTTGTGCATTTTCTATTGTTTTCTTTCTGTTTTCAGTGTCTTGATTTATCTTTTCAAGCAGTGCATTATTTTCTGATTCCTCACCCATTCCGACAGCATTTTTGAAGGTATACCAACCTTCCTTTATCTTATTGAGGCCTATCATAAAGCTGTTAGTGGTCTTCTGCCAGTAATAGTCTATCATAGAGGTAAAAGCTTCCCATGTGAGCTTTGCGTTATTTACAACGGTACTCCATGCCTCACCCCAACCGCTGATTTTTGATATAAGATAAGTGATAACCGCAATCAGCACGATAATTCCCGCCACAATCAGCCCTACTGGGTTAGACCATAATGCAAGGTTCAGTACCCATTGTGCGGCAGCGGCAGCTAAAAGTCCAGCCGCAAGACTTCCCAAAATAATAACCACAGGCTCTAAAATAGGCCCTAATTGCTCTCCTAACCAACTGAAGAAACTCATCATTTTGGAAGCAATAGGAATAAATACAGAACCTATTTTTACCATCATTTGTTCCAACTGCCCTTTTAACCCCTCTAATTGTCCATAAGGAGTATTAGCAACTTGTTCAAGCATTTTGTGGAATCTTCCTCCTTCTCCTGTTGCCATATCCATTGCTCTACGGACATCATTGAAACTGATTTTCCCATCTTCCATCTTATCCTTGAGGCTGCTCATGCTTTCTCCCGTTTTCTCGGATATAATCTGTAAAGGGTTAAATCCTGCATTGATGAGCTGTAATAACTCTTGTCCGGCAAGATGTCCTTTTCCTTGTATCTGAGCCAAAGCGAGTGAAAGTCCTCCGAGCTTATCGGCGTCTCCCATACTTATGTCTCCGAGCTGTTCCATGAGCGGCATAACATCAGAGCTTTTAATTCCATTGGCAAGCATCTGTGTAGCCATATCATAGACCTCGGTCCCAAATACCGTATCAGTAGCAAATTTTGTTAATCCCTCATATAGCGAACTGCCTATTTCTTTGCTTCCTGTAAGGGTTTGCAGCTTCATTCTCTCTTTGCCCGCTTCCATTGCTTTTTCTGTTGCCGTCCAAAAAGAACCAATGGTTGCCCCTGCCAAAGTCAGTGGATTAGATATTATATCAGCACCAGGCAGAGAGTTTGCAAAATCTTTCCGCCAGCCAGCCATTTTTG